CATGACGTCGATCAGGTTCCAGTAGGTCGTGCCAAGAATGGCCATTCGACTTCTCCTTAGTCGTTGGGATAGAGGCGCTTCCAGGCAGGCTCGTTCACCGGCGCGCCTGCATCCGGGCGAACGAAGTCACCATCCTCACCAATGCGGGCGCCGAGCCCGGCAAAGATGCGGATGAATTCGGGGTGGTTGCCAAAGCCCGTCTCGTTGAGGGCCTGGCGGAAGGGCGAGTCTTCGGGATGGCCAAGCGCGTCGAGCGCCTTGGCGGCATCGTGCAGGCTCTTGTCCCAGTTCGCGCCGCCAATCGTCTCGTCGGCCTTGGCCGCGTCGAGCCACGCCTTGCGCTGCTGGTTGCCGGCGTCGATCACGCCCTGCAGCGTCGACTGCTGGGTTTTCTCCATAAGCGACTTCGCGGCCGGCAGGATCGCCTGCGCCTGGTCGTTCGACAGGCCCGCTTCCTTGAAGATCGGCGTCGCTTCCTCGAGCAGGCCTGCGTCGATCGTCATGCCCTCGGGCGCGGTGAGCTCATAGGCTTCGGGGACGACGGGAGCAGGCGGCTCGGCAGGATTTGCCGGATCGGCGGGATCAGCGGGATCATCCGGCTTCTTGGTTCCCCCGAGCGCAGTAGCGTCGTCGACCGGGTCAGCCGGTGCGGCCGGTGCCGGATCAGCAGGCGGCGCAGCTGGATCGGACGGAGGCGCGGCAGGGGCCGCCGGCGCGGGATCTGCAGGCGGAGCAGCTGGCGTGGGGTCGGCGGCGGGGGCAGGATCGGCGGGCGGGTGATCTGGCGCGCGCAGAAACCGGCCGACGCGCCGCTCGGTCGCCGTCATGGCGACGCCAGCCAACAGGCTATTCCGGAAGTTCGTCATACCGACCGTTCGCACTCTTCTTCTCCTTCGGGACTGGGCTCGCTTCCTCACGAAGCACCGCCAGCAGCGTCATGATGTTGTGGGGATGGCGCGCATTGACGGGCTGGCCGACATCGACATCGGCAAGGATCGCGAACATCTGGGCACGCCGCCCCTCTGCGAATGAGAGATCACGGCCATCAGCCCCGCTCGTGGACTGGCTGAAAATTCCGGCCGTTTGAATCGACCGCCACAAAAAGCGACGGAAGGCGGGAAGGGACAGCAGCTCGGCCATGTCCTGTTCTTGGGCAGTGCTCACCATTCACCATCCCGGCCGAAGCCCATGGGATTGGGCGCGCGCATGATGCGGTCGCCATGGACATCCAGGAGGCCCGTGTCGGTCGCTTCGTGATCGGGCACAGACGGCACGTGCCAGCTGTTGCCGACCGGCACCCAGTCGTCCTCGCCACGAGGGGCGGGCGCTCGGCGCTGGACGAAATAGCGGCTCATCCTGCCCCCAGCAGCGTATCGAGCATGGGCGCGCCGTTGACGTCGGTCTCGGAGAGCAGACGCGCCGCGTCGGCCGTCTGCTGAGCCGCGGGCGCCATCTCGGCCATTCGCGCCATGTTCTGCTGCTGCGCCCGGTTCTTGCGGATCTCGCCGACCTCTTCGGCGGTGCGGATCAGCTTGGGCGGCGTCCCGGCGCGATCGGCATATTCGTCGATCATCTCGTCGGTGTTGAGCTTGTCCGCCGCTTCCGGGAAGGCGCCGGCGAGGTTGCCGACGAACGAGGCCGTCCGCTCGATCTGGCCCAGGCCGACCATGCGCTGCATTTGCGTCAGGATAGATACGAACTCGGTCCGAACCTCAGATTCGCGCAACGCCTCCGGTACGGGCGGAAGCATGCCGCCGCGCATCATGATGCCGAACGCGCGGTCGATGCCGACCTCGAGCTTCTCGGTATTTACGCGCTCGATCGTGGGGCCCAGCTGGGTCAGCTTCTCCTCGTTCCTGGCCGCGATCTCCTCGATGTTGCGGGGCTGGATGCCCTGCATGTTGGTGATCGCCATGAACAGGTCGGCGAAAGAGGTGGCGTCGATCTTTTGGTAGAGACGCGCAATCTTGTTCCCGATCTGCTCGATCGCCTGGTACGGCAGCGAGTAGGGGACGAGCACCGCATCCTTGTCGACGTCGGCGGCCGAGACGATGTTGCCGGGTTGGCCGGTGAGGCGCAGGCCTGACTTCACGACCTTCTCCGGCTTCACGATCTGGTCGATCGCCTCATTCTCGCGCTTGTTCTGCATCTGCAGCTCGCGGATCGAGGCGAGGCCTTCCATCGCCGGGCTGTAGCCATAGGTGTCCGAGCCCGTCGTGTCCCAGCGCGGTGCCCAGAAGGACTGCTCGTGATAACCCGAGATGCGCAGCACCCGGTCTTTCTGGTCGTTGTCGTCCCAGTAGATGGAGCGAAAGCGGCGCGAGAACGGATCGCCCGGCCGCCATTGCGGATTAGGTTCGATCGCGTGGAAGACGTCGACCGACACTTCGTAATCGGAACGGTCATAGGCCGTGCGAACGGTGTTGCTCACCTTGTCACCGAAGGACTGGACGGCCTGGCGGACCGTCATGGGGCAGCGGCGATAGAGCGTGTCCGCGACCATCTCGTCGGACATGGCGATCCAGTACTCGCCGGCGGTGAGCGCATGGCACACCATGCCCTTGGCCGGATGCTCGACCAGCACGCAGGCCTCCGTCCCGAACAGGCCCATCTCGTGATAGCCCGTCTTCGCCGCGCCGTAGAAGTTGGTGCGGGCGAAGAACGCGCCCATGCGGCGCTCGACCTCCGATAGCCAGATCCGGACCTCCGGATCGTCCATCAGCGCCTCGTCATAGGTCGTGAGCTTGAACCAAGGGCGCGAGGGCGACGACAGGCCCGACGTCATGCCATTGGCAAGCGTGCGATAGCTGGCGATCGCATATTCGTCATAGAGCTTGGCGTTGCGCGCGCGGCGGGCCGTCTTGTTGGTGTCGCCGTTCAGAAAGCGCGAGCGGGCCGGCTGGCAGAAGCGGGCAATCTCCTTCCACTCGCCCTCATAGTCGAGTCGGATCGCCTTCATGCCAGTGAGGCGCGTCTCGCAGTCCTGACGGATCGAGCCCATCAGCCGAGCGTGCTGGAGGTGGCGGAGGTGTTGGCCGTGCCCAGTGCACCCGACGGGCTGGTCATCATGCCGGAGATCACAGCGCGACGCCGACGACGGGCATCGCGGTCCGCTAGCGGGTCGGCGCCCTTGTCGGGAAGCTGGACGGCCTGCCGTTCCGGGACGGTCGGCGTGTCAGGAACGGATGGGGTGCAAATGGCCTGTCTCCCGCGTGATTGCGGGAGCAGGGATATGGCCGAGCGCTATGGGGTTGAATCGACATCAAACGAGGGCAACCCATCCCGGCGCACGTTCTTAGGATTGAACGGGCATAGCTTTGCGCTTGCTATCTGCCGCGTCACCTCGTCGCGGATCATCGCCATGCCGCGGTACACTTCGCCCCACTCATTCCCGTGCGTTTGAGTACTGTCGCTGACATGATAATCATTGCCATCGACGGACACGCTGATCGTCATCGTGACAAGCGTCTTCATCGCCATCAATCCAGCTCCGCATACCGATCGCTGCGCGGGCCGCGACCATAATTTTCCGGGTTCATGTATCCTGGCACCGACCGAGGCGCGACCGGCTCGGCAAAGGTAGTGGCGAGCGCATCGCCATCATCAGGCGAAGGGAGGCCGCGGGCCTTCATGTGCTTCTTCTTTTCGAGCGCCAGCCGTTGCTCCTCATCATAACCGTACTCGGGCCCGGTGAGATCGTCGGCGAGACCCTGATCGTCAGGGATCGCGCCATGCTCGAGCCAAGAGCGCATAGACGTCCAGATCTCGGTTCGCTTGTTTGCCGTCTTGACGCGCACCCCATTCGCCCACACGGCATCTCGACCTTTGCCGCCGAAGTTCACTTCAATTATGAGCATGTCAGGCAGCAGCTGGCGCAGGCGGTCGACCACGCCAGCGCCCATATTACCGACGTCGACGAAGATCGCGTCCGGATGCTCTCGCATCGCCTCCGTCGCAATATCGCCGGCGACCTTCATCGTATCGGCGCCATACCAACGGAGCCACGGCCGCGATCGTGCATCGCGCCCGCACCGCTTGGCGAGCGTGCTGTGATCGTCGCCAAAGCGGGCGCAGTCGACGCCGTAGATCAGCGGGTCTGAGCGCAGCGATTCGATCTGACGCTGCTGGGCCTGCTCGACCAGATCCATGCCGATGAACTGCATCGAGGATGAGGACGGGAACATGCCGCGCACGCGGACCTTCACGATATCGCTGTCCGCGCCATAGGTAGCGACGAGCTCGTCGAGATACGCCTTGTTCGTGCCCTCGACGTTGCGGCTATCGATCTGCCGCGTCTTCCAGAGGTTGCGGCTCTTGCCATAACAGTCGCGGAAAGCCCCGGTGTTGAGCGTCGGGTTACCGAAGGCGAGCCACAGGATCTCGGTGTCCTCGTCCGTGAGCGCGCCAAGCGCGACCTCCCACACCTTGTTTATGATGCCCGATGCTTCGTCGAAAATCAGGACGATGCGCTTGCCCTGGTTATGCAGGCCTGCGAATGCCTCGGTGTTGTTCGCCGACCAGGTGACAAGGTCGGTGCGCCATGATTTCGAACGAGCGCCCATCGTGGACACGATGCTGGTTGCATTCACCTTGAACCAGTCGCGAGTGATGGCGAGGTGCGCCCACTTGGCGAGCTCCGGCCCGGTCTTTGTGAGCAGCTGGCCCTCGGTGTTTGCGGTGATGACGATGCGAGTGTCGACGCAGGTGTCGAGCGCCCACTTGTTGATCATCGAAATTCCCGCCGACTTGCCGATGCCGTGACCAGAGGCGACGGCGATACGGCACGGCGTGTGCCGGGTGGCAGGGTTCGACAGATGCTCCTCTATCTGGAGGAACGTATCCTGCTGCCACGAGCGTGGGCCGACGGCGGGGAGCGCCTCACTCTCCCAGGGATAGGCAAAGCGCGCATGATCGAAAGGGGAATAGCGAAACTCGCCGATGCGCTCTGCCAGCGCGACGCGATCACTGGCCGCCATTATTGAGCCTGGCGTTGCCGGCTATGATCGCGGCCGCGAGATCATCCGTGATGTCGTGCTCGACCTTGTCCTTGAACATGCCGAGGTGGCGCGCGACATTCTCCAGCGCCTTGTCCTGATCCTTCAGTTTGATCTCGAGCCCATCCTTGGTGATCTTCACGCCAGCGTAGAGAAGCCGCGCGGCGCCGAGGAGATGGCGGGTGTCACTCGCGAATACGTCTTCCCTGCCTTCCCCCGCGCATTTGGGGCAGTCGGGGTGCGGGTTGGCCTTTTTGTTGAACCCATACCCGCCATCGTCGGTCGGCATGGACTCGTAGGTCGCGCCTTCGACGGCGGCGGCAAGCGCAAGCGCCTTCTGGAACTCAGCTCTGTCCAGCCATTGGTACTCGAACTCTATGCCATGGCAGTGGCGGCAGTTTGTGCGCCGATACTGGATGAGTTCGTTGGGATCGGCGGTTGCGATGTCCCACCAACGGCGCAGAACCATCTCTTGAGTGATCTGCGTCCGCTCGCTGAGCGCGCGCTGCGCATCCTCGATCGCGGCCTTGATCTCTGGTTTTCTAAGGTTTTCGTCGCCAATGACCGCCGCCGACTTGACGCTATAGCCAGCGCGTCGAGCGGCGGCCGACGCGTTCAGATCAATCAGATATTCCTCTACGAAGCGCTTTTGCTTCGCGGTCAGCTTAGCCACGGGCTTTCTCGACCTCCCATCCCACGAACACAAGGTCGGCGAGATACTCGACCGCGGGCTTGCCGAGGCGCGCAGCCTCGGTGAAGATCTCCGCGGCGATATCGGCGCGGCGCGCGCGGATGGCCGTTGGCGCGGGCGCCGGAACGTTCTTCGGCCGGTTGCGCCAGTGCGGGGCGGTGTTGAGCGGCAGGGCCGACCATTTGCCCGTCTCGATCAGGCACACGCGACGGCCGCGCTGGAACGGCTCGTTGATGATCAGCCCCATGTCGTGCAGACGCCGGAACATCTCCGGTACCGTGCCGCCCAGGCCCACATCCAGTTTCTCGGCGATCACGTCGATCGTGGGCACGGGCAGGCCCGCATCCGTCACTTCGCGGATGATCCGCATCAGGATCACCTCGCGTTCATTCAGCGTCCGCCCCGCCTTCGGCTCTCGTATCATTCCCCCGCTGCCCCCTCCCTCAAAGAGTCCGCGACCTGTGCCCGCAGGTCCGCCAGCTCGGCGACGGGCACGATGTCGGTCACCGGCGCGACCCATTCGCGCTCATGTTTCATGATCAGCGACTGGGCGCGATTGACGCGCGCCATGCGCTTCGCGCGGATCGGCGCGATCAGCGCCTCGATCTCCGCGATCGTCGGGAAGAAGCGACAGGTGCGCAGGATCGCGTCGAACACGGCGTGCAGGTCCGGCAGCGCATGACGGCTGAGCGCCTGGCGGATCGTGGCCATGCGCTCGTCGCCCTCGTCGTCCGTCAGGCCGCGCGGGCTGGGCATCATGTTGGCGACGCGCGTGATCATCCGGTTGATCTGCACCGGCGTCGCCAGCGGCGGCTGGCAGGCAGCGACATAATCGCGCAGCGCCTGCGCGCTGACCGGGCCGATGACGGGCAGGTCAGTGAAAGTCATCCTGCGATCGAGCAGCGTGCTGAGCTTCGAAGGCAAGGCCGGCTCGCACCAGCGGGTTAACTGACCCTCTGCCTGCGTCGTGATGGCGGTTTGCGCGTTCATTCCGGTTTTCCTGTCGGGGATCGTAGATCGCCGCCCATCCTCGGGCAGCGGCATGTTCGATCAGGCGGCCCGGCGGCCATTCCTCGTCGGTCAGTCGCGCAATGTCGGCCATCAGCCGCTTGTGCGCCGTCGGCGTGTTCGGAAGGTTCTTGCGCTTCCGATTGGCGAGGAAGTCCCGCCAGTGCTCCGGCGCGCAGCCGTCCGGCATCGGAAATGGATCGGCCTTACGCGGGCGCGGAGAATCACACCCGGGGGTATGGGTGGGGGCGGGG